GCCTCGTCAGACTCTTCACCCCAGATGCCGTCCGGGTCGGCCCCAATGACGGACTGAACGTACTCGACACCGAAGGGGAACTGGCGGCCACCCCAGGAGCTGGCCGCGACCACGGCGTAAATACGCTTAGTCGTATCGGGGCCGATGACATTGTCGGTAGCAGCACCAACTGCGGCCTGCAGGGCCGTGATATCGGTGTATCCCTCTGCGGTGGTCGCACCGCCGTAGTGAGGTCGGATGACAGCGCAGACTGCGGACCAGTCTCGGGTGCGTCGCCATACTCCACCGCCGTTGCTCTGCGAGCCCGCGACGCCAGACGACGTGTTGAACTCGATGGTCTGCAACCAACTGCCGTAGTTGGCCTCAACAATTCCGACGTGGTCGGCGATACCATCGTCGTCCCAGTCGAAGCAGACCAGGTCTCCGGGTGCGGCCTGTGTCATCGGTGAGACGAGCTGGCCTTCGCGGGCGGCGGCGTTGATGCCGTAGGGCACGTAGGCAAAGTCACCTCCTGGCAGGACGGAATTCTTCTCCTCGTCCGTTGCACACCACGACGCGCCCATTGCGCAGAAGGGGACGCCGGAGGTGCCGTAGTATGCGCCGTGCTTCTGGGCATACCAGCGGCCATACTTCGAGCCTTCCTCGGGGTCGTCCCATCGGGTGTAGCCGATTTCGCCGGCTGCCCAGCCGAGGACATTCTGTGCGGTCATGCTCATCGAGAGGCCTCCGTCTGCTCGTAGGGGATGTAGATCGGGGTGACGACGTCGGGCGGCGTGTCCGTCGCGGGCGTCATCGAGGCCATGAGCTCTTCGATTGTCAGTTCCATATGTCTCTCCTTAGTTGGGTAGACGAAACCCCCCGGACGGGCTTGTCCGAGGGGCAGGTTCAATTGGTGGCTGTCAGTAGCCGAGGGCCATCCACGCGAAGGAATGGCGTTCCTGTGAGGTCACGCCGGGGAGCATCGGCCTGAAGCCGCTCTTGTCGAGCACGTCCACGCAGAACTGTCTGCCGTTCTTGAAATTCCAGCCGGCCGGCCCCGATCCATACAGCGGCGTAATGGACACCGACACACACTCGTGCGGGAACGGGGTACTGAAGTTCACGCGCGGCATGTAGAGATTCCCGAACGCGACCTCGGCGCTGGACACCGCGACTCTGCCGCCCTTGATGAGGCCGGGCTGGACCGTCGGACTCAGGCCCGCTCCCACGGGCATATCACCGACCGCCGAGAGTTCCATCTGCAGATTCGACTCTGCCGCCCATGCGCGACCATCCCACACCCTCACGGCGTTGAGGTCGGTGCGCCACACGTACACCGGCTGCGCCGCCGAGGCCACCAGGCCCGCAGCCGCGAGCGCGGACACGTACTGTGCCGCCGCCGTTTCGGAGGCACACGCCTTGTAGGAGGGGATGGACAGGGACAGTGCCAGCAGGTCCTGGCGCTGTGCGGGGTCAGTGGGTGAGGGGACGCGGTGTCCCCGCTGATCGAGGTAGCTCATGAGTGTCCTATCGGGAGGTGTAGGTGATGCGGATCGAGAGGCTGTCTCCGGTGGCCTGGACGCCGCCGTATGTCTGTCCAACGAGGGCGAGGCCAGTCCCCGGAGTCAGGAGCTGGGAGGCAATGCGCGTGATGTCGACGGTCAGGGAGGTTGCCCCCACCTGGACGGGGACGCTGATCGTCGCGCCCGCCTGGACGGGCCCGGTGTCCGAGTAGGTTGCGGCCGCGATCTGTGCTGACCATGCGGCTGACGTCGAGTGTGGGCGGAGTGTCAGCGTGGCGGCCGTGACTGTGATGCGTCCGAGTGCCTCGGCTTGCCGGCCGTATGTGGCGAGCCCTGTGAGTCGTGGGCCGCCTGTGTTTCGCTGCCAGGCTCCGCCGCCGCCGTGCCGGGTCCAAGAGGTTCCGTCCCATGTGCCCGCCCACTGTGGGATCAGCACGGCTTCGCGCACGCTGCGTGTCGGTGCGGTCAGCTGTTCCCACTTGGGGAGGGGGTTTTCCGGTTTGGGCGCTGGCCCGAGCGCGTGCAGTGCCCGTCCCGTGTCGGGGTCGAGCAGCACGTGCGCGGTCTCGACGCCGGTCCAGTTGACGGCCGTCGCTGAAATCTGGATCGGCGGGCCACCGTACAGGCTGACGTTGAGGGCGCGGCCGCCCTCGATGAGGCTGACCACGCGCGCGATCGCCGTCGGTGACCTGTCCGACCCGTATCGGGGAGGCAGATCATCGGGCACCGTCGAGATCAGGTCCATCACGGGGCTGCTCACACGCTCACCTCCACGTCGGTCTTTTGCGTGCCCTTGTAGGTGAGGGGCACCTCGTATGCGGAGACGGTCCCCCACATCGTTTTCGTGGACGCAGCGTCCACGGGCCGCGTCGCTATCTCGACGTGAGCGTCCAGCTTGATGCGTGGGTCCGGGGCGTGCTGCACGGGGACCTTGATTTTCTTCCTGACTGAGTCTGCGAGCATGGCCTCGGCTGTGCGCTTGGCCTGCTCGTAGCTCGTAATCAGCGGAGATGAGAAAAACCTGGGCACGGTGCCGTAGGGGCCATCGACGCGCATCGGCCCCGTCAGCTGATCGGCGATCGCCTGGAACGACGGGGCGCCCTCGTCAGAGCTTTGCTGCCCCCGGGCGACCACGCGGTTGTAGACCTTGTCTCGGCTCACCGAGGCCGCCACCCCGACGACCGTGCCGTCCTCCCCATCCGAGAGGCGCAGCGCCGGCCGCGAGGTGGGCGGCGAAGTCGGTGGCGACAGATACATGATTCCGTCCCCGCCCTCGCGCACGGTTGCAGGCCAGGCTTTCGCGATCTCGTAGACCGCATCGATGCGGCTCTCGCCCCAGGACATCGACGGGCATGGCCTGTCTCCGAGCGCTGGATCGATGATCACGCCGATACGTGCGCCGACCAGGCGGCGCAGCTCTGACGCGAGCGTGCCCGCTGGGTCGGGAGCCATTGGCTCCGTCAGCCTGTCTTCCTCGAGTCGCTGCATCAGGCTCTTGCCCGTAACCCTAACCGTGGACGGTCCCGGCTCCACCGAAGTGATGAGGAATCTCCCCATCGGGATCGTCCACCAGCCCGCGCCGACGAGCGACCCGACCGTCATACTCACGTGCAGGACTTGCCCGTAGCAGCCGAGCGGGTGGTCTGGGTCTACGGGGTCCCAGTCTCGCCAGTCCTGCCCCTGCGCTGCGCCCACACGCGGGACCGTCAGGGACAGGGTGCCCTGGACCTGCTGGCCGGCATCCCACGACACCGACCCGTCCTCGACGGGGACCTCTCCCAGGTACTGCGACCCCAGCCATGACTCCACGGTGGCAGAAACCGTGTAGCCGGACGTCAGCAGGTCTGCGGGAATGTCCTCGGCTCCGGTCGGCATGCTCATGCGTCCTCCTGCCACACGGTCCTGTCGAACTGATCCCAGGGCCACCGACGCGCATCCAAACCGCTCCACGTCAGGCGCCGCTTGTCGAAGTCGTTCCACGTCGACAGCGTCAACGGAGTGTTCGGCTGCGGCAGATCGACGATCGTGCCCTTCAGCTGCCAGATGCGCTCAGCGGCATCGAGGCGAGCTGCGCGCTCCATCGGTGCCGACGTGACCGACACCAGCGTGACTAGATCGACGTCGCACGTTCCGCGCTTGCATTGGACGCAGTGGAGCGGATTGTGGAAGATCGCGACCGGCGTCGGAGACGCCAGGAGCGTCTTCATAGCTGGGGTGTCCTGCAGGTTCGTGCGAGCCGTGAGAGACACCGTGCCGCGCCCCATCGTTGGCGCATACACCACCAAGGGCGTTGCCCGGCCCGGCACTTCATGCTCCGTGAGGCGGAACTTCATCTCACGCTGGTCCGTGCCCTGCCACAAGAAGTTCACCGGCTTCAGGCCCGCCGCGTCAGTCATCAGCGACAGGCCACCCCACGAGCGGATCACCGGCTCCGACTCGACCATGACGCCCCTCGACGTCGTCAGCCTGTACCTGATCGGCACGTTGATCGGTGCGAGCGGGTCACCAATAATGCGCTGCAAGCCTTTGCTCTCCCACACCCCGCCGCGAGGAGTCCACGTGAAGCCCGTGTCCGTGACACCCTCGACATAGCAGGATGCCCCAGCAGGCACGGCCGCAGGCGGAATCACGACCTGGACCCTGGGGGCCTGCCCGCCGCCCACAATCGCGACAGGCAGCGACGACATATCGACATCCGCCTCGACCTCACGCGACGTCGAAACACCACGCGCGCCGGTCCACTGGTGTGCGAGTGCTCTCGATGAGTACCCGATGCGGCTCGCTGGTGTGTCTCCGTCGAAGAACTCCCCCGATGCCGCCTCGAGTGCCTCGCCCGGGGTGGGGGCCGCGACGATGAGGACGTCATCGACGTACACCCAGCCCGGCAGGGTGCCGCGCTCGGCCGCTGAGATCGTGCGGGCCTCGAACCGAAGCCGCACGGCTGTCGCCCCAGATGGAGCTGTGAACGCCCAGACGGGGCGAACCCCATCCGCGCTGGGGGCCAACAGCGCCGGAGTCTTCTCCGTGACGCTGCGGCCGCCCACGGTCCACTCCGGGGAGACAGCAGCCGCGAGGCCAGGACTCGTGCGCACAAGTGCCGAGATCGCGACGGTCTGTCCTCCGGCGACAGTGACTGCCGTTGGCGCGGCAGCCGGACCCTGCGTGCCGGGCGGCACGTCGATGGCCAGATACTGCGGAGACTGGCGAGCGTGCCCGCCCCACGAGTCAGTATCCGAGCCGATCCTCACCGTGGCCGGAGCGATCTTCGCCCATTCCCGCAGCAAGTACGCGAACGACGGATTTCGGCAAAGATTCTCACGAGCCACTATCTGCTCCTTCCAGCGAGTTGCTTACGGCGAACTAGGACGCCGGTGCTGATCGACTCGACATGCGCGCGGAACGCCTGCCCGTCGTCGAGCACAAGGTTGAGCTGCGCGCCATCGAACGACGGCACCGCGTTTGCTCCGCTGGCCGCGAGCGCACTGACGTCTGCCCACTGTCGGGCCGTGAGGATTGCCTCCCTCGTGCCCGTCTGGTTGACGGCTGCGGTGACTCCCGTGGGAAGCCATCCGCCGCGGTCGTATTTGCGAGCTCCGCCGTAGCGGCCGACGGTCGGGGTGCCCCAGATGCCGGTGTGCCTGGCGTTGAGGCCAGGCTTTGGCTCCTCGATCATCTGGCCGCCGCCGGCGTAGATCGCGATGTGGTGGGCGGGGGCGCCCCAGAACAGCAGGTCGCCGGGGGCGGCTTGCGTCCACGGGATCATAGTGGAGCCGGACTGGTATCCAGCTGCCGTGAGGCGCGGCCACCCCAGGCCAAGCTGCTGGGCTGCCCAATACACGAGGCCTGAGCAGTCCAGGCCTGGCGGGATTGCTGAGCCGCCCCACACGTAGGGGACCTGCATTTGGACGGCTCGCATTGCGGCGCCCACGAGTCCGGCCGATGAGGATTCCTCGGCCTTCTTCTTGAAGAATGATCCGACTCCTGCGAGGAGGGATTCGACGCCGCCTGCGCCGAGCTCGCCGATGACTCCGGGGGCGATGCCCTTCATGAGTCCTCGGACGGGCTCGGTGATGAGCTGCGCGATGGAGCCGAGCGGGTCGCGGAAGAACTCGCTCACGCCGCGTGCTGCGTCGGCGAACCATCCTGCGATGCCGCCGCCGGCGAAGTGGGCGATGCCTCCCCCGGAGAATCCGGTGGGGGCCTTGCCGGGGGTGCCTCCGGGGCGGCGCTTCGAGGCGGCGTAGTTCGCGGCGATGATGCGACTCGGGCCGATCTGTCGGACGAGCTCGGGGACGAGGATGGCCTCGCCCGGGGAGAGCATCGCCGGGATCGTGTCGTGTCCGGGGCTGTAGCCGGGGACGATGCCGCCGCCGGCGTACTCGGCAATCCTGGGGACCGTCGGCAGGGTGAGCGAGAGGCCGATCTTCGAGGCGACCGTTTCCACCATGGATTTCAGGCCGTTGGTGTAGACGGTGTCGATGATGAAATTCACCGGCTTTGCCGCGACGCCCTTCACCTTGTTCCACACGGACTCGATGGCTGAGCGCATGCCGTCGAAGGTGGAGGAGACGCCGCTCGACATGGACGAGAACACGTTCGTGACGCTGTCGTAGACCCACTGGACGGCTGCGCTTGCCGTGGATTTGATGGACTCCCAGACGCCCGTGATGGTGGAGGAGATTCCGTTCCAGATCGAGGAGACGACGCCAGCGACGGTCGTGAAGACTGTGCTGACGATGTTCCAGACGGTGTTGATGTACCAGGTGACGCCCGCGACGATGAGATTCCACGCGGTCGTCACTCCTGTGGATATTGCCGTCCACACTCCCTCGAGGAATGAGACGATGCCGCCGAACACCTCTGTGGCTATTCCGGCGATCCACTGCCAGGTGTTAGCGATCTGCTCGAATACTGGCTTGATGACGCTGTCGTAAGCCCAGGTGAAGGCCTGGCAGATCGCGTCCCACACGGGCTTGATGACGTTGTCATACGCCCAGGTGAAGACGGCTACCCATGCCTGTATGTAGAGCTTGATCGGGGTCAGGACGACGCCGACGATGATCGCGAACGCGGTTTTGAAGACCGTGACGATGCCGTCCCAGACAGCCGTGATTGCGTCCCATGCCGTCTGCATCGGCTGCACGACGTAGGTCGAGAAGAATCCCGAGACGCCGTCCCAGGTGCCCGTCCACCATGAGGAGATGGACTCCATGGCTGACGACCACGCCGAGCTGATCCAGTCCACGAAGCTGTAGAACGCCTCCGTGATCGCCGCCCACGCCTTCCGGCCTGTCTCCGTCTGCGTGAAGAAGTAGACGAGGCCTGCGACGAGTGCGGAGATCGCCGTGACGATCGCGCCGATCGGGTTCATGTTCATGACGAAGTTGAACGCGACCTGCGCGGCCTTCGCGAGGTTCGTGGCCTTGACGAACTGCAGCAGTCCGCCGGCCGCCTTCACGGCGTTCACGGCGCCCATGGCTGCGCTCATGCCCTTGAACGCGGCCGTGCCTGCGACTACCGCCGTGACGAGCGGAGCGACGATGTCAGTGTTCTTGCCGACCCAGTCGAACACGCTCTTGAGTGCCTCAGCGGTTCGCTGAATCACCGATGGGCCATCCCCGCCGAACGCGCTGACCATGTCCCACACGCTCTGGGCGAGTGGCGCGAACGCGGACGCGAGGTTCGTTGCTGCGTCCCAGCCGGACTTGAGCATCTCCCAGGCGGCCATGCCAGCATCACGCAGGTTGAACAGGAAGTCGACGAGGCCGCTGTCCTCCTCGAGGCCGAAGATCGGCCCCGAGAAGTTGCCGTTGGCGAGGACATCCCAGATTCCCTGGATCGAGGGCACTCCCACGTCCTTGATCCACGCGAACCCAGCGCCGAGCGTGTCCGACATCCAGCTCATGAAGTCGGTCAGCTGCGGCTTCGCGAGGTCGATCATGTCCTTGAAGCCGCCGACAATCGTCGCCTGCAAGTTGCCGGCGGCGTTCTCGATGCGAGACACGTCCGACGCGGCCGCGACCGCGACGTCATCAAAGCCCAACTGCAGAAGCGCCTGGTTGAATTCTTCCGCAGAGATTTGGCCCTCCGCCATGGCCTCACGGAAGTTGCCTGTATAGGCCCCCATATCGGAGAGGGCCTGCTGAATCTTGCCGCTCGCGCCCGGAATGGCGTTGGCGACCTGATTCCAATCTTGGGTCTGCAACTTTCCGGCCCCGTTGACCTGGACGAGGGCGAGCCCCAGGCTCTTGTACGTGTCAGCCGTGCCACCGGACACTGCGTTGAGGTTGCCGGCTGCCTCGGCAAGACGGTCGAAGCCATCGACCGAGTTCGCAGCCAACTGGCTCGTGATGCCCTGGATGTCCGCGAGGTCGTAGACCGTGCGGTCGGCGTACTCCTGTGCGGACGCGCCGAGACGCTCGATCATCGAATCATCGACGCCAGCGAAGCGCAGCGTATCGGCGAATTTATTCGTCGCGTCTGAGGCTGCGATGGCCTCGGACGCGAAGCCCCCGATGCCGACAGCCGCACCCAGGAGCGCTAGAGGTCCGAGCGCCGAGGTCACGAGTCCCCCGAGCGACGTCACGCCCGAGCCGACAAGACCGAGAGAGGAATCAACCTCGTGGGCTTCACGCTCGACGTTGTCGGCCTCTCGCACCCAGCCCTTCAGCGACGTCGTGAAGCGCTCCCAGTTGGACGGGGCCTTCGAGATACGTTGGTCAAGCGCCTCGGTTGCGGCCTTCGCACTGTCGGACGCGGCCTTCTCCTTGCGAAGAGAGTCCGCGTGGTTAGCGGACGCCTGGTCGGCCTTCTTATTCGCTGCCGCCGACGCTTCTCGCGCCGAGGCCAGCGCCGACTCCGCACGAGCGACAGCCGCCGAGTCAGCAGATGAGCTAGAACGCGCGGCCGCGAGCGCACGCTCGGCACGCTCCACCGCAGTCGCTGCGGTCTCTTCCTCGGCGCGCGCCTTCGCGAGCGCCGAGGAGGACTTCTCCACCTTGGCGTGCGCTTCCTGCAGGGCTGCCCCAGCCTGCGCGGCCTCCTGACGAAGGCGGGCCGTTGACTTGCCCAGAGGATCGGCGATCGCGTTAACGAGGTCCTTGCCAGACTCGGAGACCTTCTCTTTGAATTTCTCCGCGTACTTCTTGCCCGCATCACCAGCCACCTGCGGGAGCTGCGTGGCCGTCGCATTCTCGATGCTCTTAAAGAACCCCCGCATCGAGGGGACCACATCGACATAGACAGTGCCTGCCTGATACACGCCAGCCACGCAGACCTCCTACAGGTAGATATTCAGGTTTCTTGCGGACTCCACCCCGGCATGAGAGCCGCGAGCGCCTCGTGGGCGCTGCGGTCTCGGACGCTCGTGCGCGCGTCCTCGAGTGCGATCGCGGTGAGGCTCTCGGGCCGTGGGTAGGTTTCTTTGCCTCCGAAGGCAGAGACCAGCAGGTCGAAGATGTCCTGCAGGACTCTGACCTCGGGGGTTTGTGTTCGGAGCTGTGCCTCGGTGTCGTCGTCGTCCTCAGCCTCAGCGATCGCCATCGCGGTTTCGATTGCGACCTTGGGGTCGTTGAGAATCGCTGCGACGGTTCGGCTTGTTGAGGGCAGCTCGTCGATGAGCGTCAGCAGGAATCGATATCGGCGAGCGCGGAACAGGCTGTATGCGTCCCAGCCCTGCTCCGCGAGGTCCGCAACGATCTGCCTCTCGTACCGCGTCAGGCGGTCGTAGAGGCGCGCCCTTCCCCCAGGGACCCGAGCGATGCCTCATAGTGAGTAGACGCCTGTCGCAGGAGGAGCAGCATCTGACGCAGCGTCAGATGCTTGGTCACGAATGCGGCGTCTTCCTCCGAGAGCCACTTGTTGATAACCTCGGTGGCGCGCTTGCCGCCGCCAAGGTCGAGGAGGAGGTCTTCGCCGGCCTCGGGGCTCAGGCCCAGGGGGTCCGGGAAGGTCACGACGCGATTGCTGAGCCCGAAGGTGAACGGGGTGGCTGCTGCCGCGCCGTCGAGGTCGTTGAGGGCGGCTAGGGTCAGGGTGGGGGTGATCTTGTCTGCCATTGGTGTTCTCCTAGTTGCTATTTGTCAGTTGTCGCGGCGCTGGGTGCTGGCGGGCGGTGCGGGCAGCGTCGGCGTGGCTTCTTCGGCCTCTTCGGGCTTGGCTTCAGCCCATCCCTGTGTGCGCAGAGTGTTCGCGTCGGCTGCGTCGTCGGTGACTCGCGTGAGTACGAGGTCGTTCCCGTCGTCCGTCTTGATCGTCTTCGTGAAGGTCAGCTGTTCCATGCTTGTCCTATCCTGTGGTGTTCTCCTGGGGGTGGTAGCGGGCAGAGGCCGGAGGGAGAACATCCCCGGCCCCCGCCCGCAGCATGTGTCAGACGCTGAAGCCCGTGATGTCACGGTGCTTGAGCATCGCGGAGCCGCCGTAGTAATTACGGCAGGCGGTGCCTGCGGTCTCGTCGGCGAATGCCTTGAATTCGAGGTCGCCAGTAATCGGGTCCGTCGCCTTGAGCCCGATCGTCGGCATTGAGACGAGCTTGGCGCGCGTGAAGCACCAGCCCATCAGCCACTCGTCATCAGCAGGGCCGTCGGCTGCGACGAGCAGCAGACGCTTCTCCGGGATGGAGGGAAGAAGCGGATCGTCGAAAACGACTTCTCCCGTGGTCGCGTTCGCCTTGACCTGCGAGAGGTCAATGCCGTGTGTCAGGCTCAGCATCTCCTTGCGGAACAGCTCGAAGATGTTGAGCTTGATCGTCTTGGTTGCCTTGGTCAGGTCAGAGCGCACAGGCTCTGCGTAGCCCAGACCATCGACGTCGTCGACGGACACATCGGGCGTGATCTCCCCGCCATCGGTCGTGAAGATTCCCAGCGGAGTCCAGTCCGCGGGGAGTTCCTTCATCGCGCCGCTTGCGCCCGTCAGCGCGTCCGGGACAGCGGTCGTGATCGGTGCGACGAACGCCAGAACGTTGAGCGCCTTGCGCACGTTCTTCGCCTTGTTGTGCTTCTTCTTCAGCGCTTCAATGGTCGTGGTGTCGGCCATATCGGTTTCCCTTCCAGATCAGAGTTTGTTAGTCGGTGGGACGTTGAGTGACTTCCACGCTGAGGCCCACCACCTCAACGACGCCGTATGCGGCGCGCACTCCCAGGCGGGACGGCACAGAAGCCTCATCCACCCACCCAGAAGCCCCCACCACAGGACGAACTGACAGAGCCTCCACAACCTCATCCGCGAGCGCCTCCGCGCCGCCGACGCCTGGCCCTGTGGGGGTCTTGGCGTACACGTCGACAACGACGGAGGTGATGCGCTCGAAATCGAGGTCCTGGGATTGGGTCGCGTAGACATGCACGAGCGGCATAGGCCATGTGTCCGGGAGGCTGCCCTCCTGGATCACCCGTACTGTCTGCGCTCCTGTTGCTGAGGTGATCGCGTCTCGTAGTACCTGGACGGGGTCCTTGTACTTCATGACCGGCCTCCTCGTCGTGCGCGCTTGGAGCCCGCAAGCTTGCCGAGCGTGTGGCGTCCGGGGACGCGGCGCCCGTCTCTGGCGAAGTGCCCGAACTCAACAGGCACGGCGTGTGGGGCGTCATTGACGACACGGCCGACAGCCCTGCGCGACGAGCCGTTTCGGCGCGTCTTCACAGTTGCCGTCACAGCCTCGACCCTGTACGCGTCGGTGAGTACGCGGTCCCTTTTCGGGGCCGCTGCTGCCGCCGCCGCACGCAGCGATTCGGCTTCACTGACCATTGCTTCACTGATCGACGCGGACTGTAGAAGCGCCTCGATCGCGGCCGAGCTGACCACGAACTTGACTGCCACGTGTCACCTCCGAGAGATCACGACAGCCGTGCCGCGCGGCCACGGTGAGGCTGGCTCCTCGACTCTCCACGTCCCGCCGAGAGGGTGCTCGGCCGGCACCCGGATGACATCCCCGACGCTCAGCGTTATTCCCCTCGGGAGGTAGAGCGTCGCGCTCTCGTCGGCCCGCTCAGAGGCTGCCTGATCGAGCAAGCCCGGCACAGTAAACTGTCCCGGCGCGATCAGGCAGCCCCCGATGAGGCGCGGCTTAGATTCCTCTACGAGGTAGCCGTCCCCGTCACGATGGACGGTCCCTTCTACCTGAATCGGGGTCTTCCATTCCTCCATCACGTCAGGCCCCTCCCATCACCCAGACATGCCCGGCGCGTCGCGGGCGGTACGCATCCGCGAGCGCCTGGTCGTCTGGGGAGAGGATGGCTTGGCCTCCTACTGCCCATGTGGCGTACTGGCGGGTCTGCGTGAACGGCCCCGTCGTCTCGGTCATTTGGGTTGCCCCTTGTGCGGCGGCATCGGGGATTAGGAGGATACGTCGCACGCTGTCTGCGAGCTGTAGTCGAACCGCTGCGGGGACCTCGGAGAGGCCTGCCGTGTAGGTGACGACCACGAACTCACTTGCGGGCGATGCGACTTGGATGAAGCCGTGCCTGACGGTGTAGGGGATCGCCTGCCCGTCGTCGGTCGTGACAGCCTCGACGGAGATGAGCGGTGCCCGTGTGGGGACGACTCGTCCGCCCGCGTCGACCTTCAGGCGGTGCGTGTATGCCTCGACGGTGAACGTCTGGCGTGCGCGCGCCTTGAAGGCCTCGGCGAGCTTGTCAGCGATGAACGTTGCCCGCGCCGACTCCGAGTCTGTGAGGGGACGGCCGAGAGCGGCCTCGATGTCCTCGACAGTCACCAGCGGAACAGGCATTGTTCCTCCTACTTCTTGGACTTCTTCGAAGTTTCCTCAGCAGTGTCGCCCTCGTCGGCCGGCATGTCTTCACTGGAAGGCGAGGCCTCAGTGGGCAGCGCGTCCTCATCGGAGGCGACCTCCTCGAGGATGCCTGCCGTGATCATTGCCGTGGCGACCTCGTCCGCGAGCTCGAACTCGATCCCGTTTTCTCCCTTGACCCGCATCATGCCGCCTTGAAGACCTGGATCGCCTTGGGACGCAGGACCGCGCCGCCGTAGACGTGCAGACCGCGAACACGGTCCGCGAAGGTCTGCTCGGCACGCATCGACTCGGTCTTCTCGACCTGGGACACATAGGCCACGGACGGCTTGTGGAACGCAACGGCCATCGGCTTCGTGTTATCGAGCCAGGGGCTCGTGACCACGTCGAAGCCCAGGAGACGACCGATCGTCGCCTCGCGGAGGCCATCCGTCATGTTCGACTTGTCGAAGCTGGTGAGCTTCGAACCGTCAGAGAGGAGGAACTCCTCGAACGCCGCGTTGATCAGGAGGACGCGGTCCATGGCGGGGACCTTCTCGGCCGAGAGCTTGCCGCGCAGCTTCAGGATCGCGGCGTATGCCGTCTCCCAGTTCGTCGGGTTCGCGATGCCTGTCACCGCCGTGCCCCGGGAGGTAAGCATTGCGGTCAGGAAGGTCTCCGCGTCTTCAACGAGTGCCGCCGCCGCCGACTTGGTGTAGGCGTCGAGAGACTGGTTCGCCTGCGCGGCGTCGATGTCATCAACCAGGAAGTCGAAGCTCTTCTCCTGGTCAATGGTGATCTCGATGCCCGTGGACTCCACGGCATCGGGGACGGTCGTGCGCGGCACCTTAGCGCCGCCGGACGCAGTCACTGCGCCGGTCTTGTAGTCCTTCACCTTCACATCGACGATGCCGGGGATGTGAATCTTCGAGCCCGCGGTGAAGTCCTTCTCGTACTCGCGGTTGGCCATCCCGACGAGCACCGTGTCACGGCGGAAGTTCTCGAGGATGCTGGCCGACCACAGTTCCGGAATGAAATGCGTGAGAGTCATTGTGTGTCCTTTCTCGGCTCGCTTATGCGATGCCCATGATGTTGTTCAGTTGCCCGTCCTGACGGGCCTTGATGATCTCTGCGGGAGACATCTTCTTGAGGTCTTCCCTGGTGAGCTGTCTGGCAGCCCTGATCTCGTCACCACGAACCCCCGCATCCGTCGCGGGAGCACCCTTGGGGACCTGCGCGCCGCGCCACGCCAGGAGACGCTCAGCAGATGCCCTCAGCTCCTCCTCTGACGAGCCAGACAGCAGGTCTGCGTCCACGCCCGTCGCTGCCGCGACCTTCGCTCGCATCGCCTCGGCCTCCATCGCCGCAGCTCGCGCCTCAGCCTTCGCCGCCGCTTCCTGCGCCTTCTGCAGCTCAGACTTGCCCTGCTCCTGAGCCTCGTCATAGAGCCTCGCCTTTTCGGCGTTCTCCTTCATCCGAGACTCATTCTTGCGGGACAATTCCTTCCACTTCCGTGCCTCAGCCTCCCAGTCAACCTGCTGGGCCGTCTCCTCAGCAGCAGCTGCAGGGGCATCCTGCGCGGCCGGCACGTCCCCGCCCGTTTCTGCGGCCGGGGCGTCGACGAAGCGAAGGTAAGGACGGTGCTTCAGGTGGTTCTTCATGGTTATTTCCTCCCATTCCGGGTACACGAAAGCCCCCACACCGTTACGGCTGGGGGCTGGTTGGGTATCAAAAAACCGACCCAGGCATTACGTCCGAGGTCGGCTAGTTTGAGCATTATGTGAAAAGGACACCTGGGCTGCCCGAAGGGGCTGCCGGGATGTCCTCACCGCTAGGATAACACACTCACGGAATGTGGACAATATTTCCTGCGTGATCTATGACAATCACTTGGGTAAGATGGCGACCCTGCATACCTTGCCGGACATCCCGGATCGATTTCTTATCGTCGAGTTCGCTACGGCGTAGATCGAGGACCAGGCGTTCAGTCTGTTTCCCCGCTCGTTTCATCTGCGAATCGACGGTGTTCTTGCCTTGCCCCGTGGGCGCTTTGAGCTCCCAGACCTGCTGATTCATTTCCACGTCTGGGTTCTTCACACCTTCTTCGCGCGAATCTATGCGGAACAGCACGTCCACTCCCTCTTCCGCCAGGCGCAGCGCCGTGAGCACCTCATGCTCACCGGGCGCGTCTCTGACCGAAACTGCCGGGATGAACACCCGCCCGTCTCCGTGAGTTGGGTATTTGAATTCACCGGGAATGCCTGTTACGTCCCCACCCTCGTACTGAAGCGTCTTGTGCCACTTTTCGGCAGGGACACTCATCAGGCGCTTCAACCGATCGGAATCGTCCGGCGGCTGGGCCGTGGCCTTCTTCGGGGGCTTGGGAGGCTTAGGCGGCTCAGCCCCACCCGCCTTGGTCTTAGGCTTCGCCTTGGGCTGCGCCCACGACAACGTTGGCCCGTACTCCCCATGCTCACTGACCGTCAAGAGCTTCCGATAATCCGGTGTACGCCCGCCACGGTCCGAGACACCGAGACGGTCAGCCGTGATCTGGTGGACTTGTTCGAGCAAGTCCTCGTCAATCACCTGATTCACCGCCAGGCCCGGAGGAAGAGGCTGCACCCCACAGTCGCATCCCGGGTGAATCGGCATCAAGTCATCCCGGTAATAGCGCTGCGTCGACGCAACCACACACAGGGCGCAATTCTCACGCCCAGTGAGCACACGTCGATAGAACTGCCCCTCCGCCGGGTAGCCCCGCATCGACTGACGAGACGCATGCACCTTCGCCAGCTGCATGTCCCCACCGATCAACTGCGTGAGCCGCAGCCGCCCCTCAGCCGCAGCCTGCGGCAGAGGCTTACCAGCCGCGAGCGCGGTGTACACGTCGACGGCTGGGCGACGGTACACGGTGCGCGGGTCCACGCCGCGAGCGCCGCGTATCTCGTCCTGGTCGATGGGTGGGAGGACGACCTTCCAGCCGAGCTCGCGGGCGCACTGGGCGAGGTATGCGCGTGTCAGGTCGGCTATGCGGAGCTGGCCTGCGGTCACTCTGGGGGTGATCGCTTGGATCATGTCCTCAACAGCGCTGGCCCTGTAGTGCGGGAGCGAGTCCCAGTAGGCCTGTCCGAAGGCTGTGATCTGCTGTCGGATTGCGTGGACCTGGCTGTCATAGGCATCAGTGAGGCGGTTGAGCGAGTCCAGGTCCGGCATCGTTACTTCTCCTCGAGTGTCGCTGACTGTGTCTCTGGGAGCCTGAGTGCGACGGGGACTGCGCCTGTGAATCGGATTCCGTCGAGGCCGACGACCTGTGACGCCGATTCAGGAGCGACGCCGGCGCGGATCGCCGTGCCGAGGGCGTCAAACCTGAGTTTCAGGTCCGCTGGGTCTCCCCCCCCCGTACCCGGGGTTGCGGCCTCGTCTGTCAGCTGCGGCTGCGGCTTGTCTTGGAGCGCGAATGCCAACGCGATCTGTTCCTCAGCACGGCGTTGCTTGTCCTGTGCGATCTGCTCGGGGCTGTAGCCGAGGATGTTGCGCTGGATCGTCTCCAACGCTTCGCCGGCGTTGCGTGCCTGGACGGCCGCAGCGTATTTCTCCGTGAGGGAGACCGCGTGGGGTGGGACGAACAGGACCTCCACGGTCTCGGACTCGCCAAGGCTGTATCCCTCGACCGCGAGCGCCTTGACGATGAGGTACGCGAGCGCGGGCTTGAAGCGCTCGATCCTGTCGCCGGCCTTGGAGAGGAGCGCCTTCTGGGGTTGCTCAGCTCCCGCCGCCGACTGGTTTGCGGAGTCCGGGAGCATGATCGAGAGCGGCGTTGAGGTCTCGGCGGCCAATTCGCGCCAGTCGTCCTTGGTCGCGTTGAGAATCTCGGTGATCTGGGTCTGCGAGGACTCCCAGATTTCCACGCCCGGGGGCAGCTCCCACAGGGCTGCGGGCGAGGGCTCGAAGATCGCCTGGTAGTCGATCGCGTTCCCGGACTCGTCCTCGGCCGGCAGACCTGCCGATCCCTCAGCAGACTTCAGTGCTCGCTGTCGGAAGGCCTGCATGCTGATGATGACCAAGCGCTGCAACGTCTGCCAGTTGATTCGGTCGATGAGGTCGAGCACGTGCTCGAACTCGCCCATCCCGAAACGGTTTTCGAGGACCACGACCGGGGGTGCGCCCTCGAAGGGCTGGACGCCACCGAGGTCGAGTCGCCAGTCCCCGGACACCCGAGAGATCAGCTGCCGCGACTTGTCGTAGGCAGAGCGCGTGTAGGACATGCGCAGGCCCGGGGTCCACATCACGAGGTGGTCGAGGCCGGCCGCCTGGTCTCGCCAGACCTTCACGGCCGCGAGCGCGCGCCAGGGGCGGACCGGGTCAGGCTCGACGTACATGTGTTCGGGACGCTCGTAGGTGACACATGCGAGGCCGTCTTCGTCCTGGGTGACCAGGAGGTAGCCGTGGCCGAGGGTGGCCGCGTCCCAGATCGCGTCCGAGAAGACTACCTTGAGGCGGTTGTCGCGCCAGATGCGCGCGGCCGCCTGAGCTGCGGGGCTGTCCTCGCTGGCTCCGACTGTCACCCCGTTGGGGATGAGTCGATCCGCGAGCGCGGACACGACGAGTTTGCCGGGGTTGGTGCGCGCACGCCGCTGGAACTTCAGCCACGCCTTTGCGAGGTTCGGTCCCATCTCCGGCAAGGGGGATGACCCGTTGGTGTATGAGCGTAGGAGGTCCGTTCGTGGACGCTCCTTGTCCATCTTTGCGGTGAGGTAGGCGAGCCATTCCTCGGGTGTTTTCGTCATGAGGTGGGGCCTCCTCCCCCAGTGTGTTAGTAGAGCCGCCTCGGTGCGCGGCGGCTGGTTTGCTTGGCTGCGCCCTTGCCGACGGCGTCGAGTCCGGCCGTGTAGGCGAACATGGCGCCCCAGGCGGCGTCAATCTTCGAGTAGTCCTGGTCGTCCGCAGGTTTGACGAGGACGTAGCCCGATTGCCTGGGCGACTTGCGGGCGTTGAGCAGGTGCGCGGTCATCGTTGGGTCTCCGTCGTATGTGACGAGGCCTTGATGGATCGCGGACAAGAGCTGCGCGAAGTTCTCGCAGGTCTTACTGACGTTGCGCTGCGGGTACCGGATCGGCTCGGACGCGCTGATCTTGGCGCGCAGGCGGCGCGAGTAGCGCGCCTCCCAGCCCTTCACATCCTGAGCCCAGCCAGCCGACGGGTCCGCGTAGAACCCCACGACATTGAACCGCTCGAAAGCGTCGCGCACGGTCTGCTCGACTTCGAGGCGGGGCGGCTGCCACCCCTCGCCTGCAGGGCCGTCTGGCTGGCTCCAAATCCCAACCTTGAACAGGTGCCGTTGCGTCACCGAGTAGCCGATCAAGACCGTGGCATCCGCGATGCCGATCTTCCGGCCTTCGGAGCCGTCGAAGCCGAGCGTGATCGGCTCGGTGGAGCTGATCTGCTTCGTGTGGTCTTCGATGGCTCGCAGCTCCGGCATCGTGAGCCATGCGTCGGACGCGCTGTTGATCTGGTTGAGGAAGTTGGCGCACATGTCCGCCGGGTCGTTATCCGGATGCCAGAAGCTATCCGCGATGCGCTCGATGTCGACCCAGCCGGGTTCGCACTCGGGCTCGTGGATCGCGCATCCCCTGGGGTCGGCTGCCGAGTCTCCGTAGGCGATGCGCAGACCGTTGATGAGCGATTCACGGTCCGAGATGTCGGTGTCCAGCGGGGCCTCACGGTGGTCGTAGTACAAGCCCCGAGCAGCTTCCGGCTTGGCCTTGCCAGCCTTGATCAGCTCATAGAATCGCGCTGTCGTCTCCGCGACCGAGCGTTCGCCGATCGTGTAGGCGTTGGGGGTCTCGATCGTCAAACCGCCGAGCTTATCCGCGTTCGCACGCAGTGTCTTCGCCAGCTTCGGGCCGCCGTTCGACGGTAGCCACGTCTCTGTCTGGTCCATGACCGCCATGATGGCTTTCGCCCCCTTGACGGAGGTCGCTGACGACGTGCGCTTTTCGATGCGGCCGCGACGCAGGGCTACGAAGCTGTCCATCGGGTCGAGGCCGTACTCCGACTCGGCGGGAGAGCCACGCAGCATTTCGAGCAATGGGTCCCAAGTGTTCGCCGTCTGGTCGTCGGTGGTCGCCGTGACCTGCACGATAGGCGTGCGCCGCGTCGACCACGGCACGCCGACCGGCTGCCCCTCAGCATCCCACCCGTCACACAGAACGGGGGCCATCGCTTCGGCGCAGCAGATCGCCGCGATAAACGGGCTCTTGCCCCACCCACGCGGACGCGACAGCACCGCGCGTTGTTTCACTCGACGGCCCGTGTCCGGGTTCAGCTCATACAGCCTCGCGAGGAACTCGATCTGTTCCTGCGTGGGCACGAACGGGATGTGTTCCTCACTGTCCTCATCACGGTCTGGCATGAGGAGGAACTCCATCATCCAGTCCGCAACGTCGTATCCGAGCGTCGGGAACTCGTCGTCCTCGTCGATCGGTTGCCAGGGCACGTTACACCGCCCTCAGCTTCTTCTGTCGCCTGCGCGCACGCGCAGAAACGGGCACCACATCATCAATGGCGCTGTCGGCATCGTCTTCGAGGGTATCGGCCACCGCGAACTGAATCCGGAGCCTGGCGCGGTCCTCGGGCGTGGCCCCGAACTTCGCCACGCGCAGCCTGAGCTCGCTCGCAACTCGGGAATCGCCCTTCCAATACTGGGCATGCAGGTAAGCGGTGTCGAGCAAGAAAGACCAGTCGGTCTCCGTGTACTCCGCGCTGAGCGGGGATTCTCCCCACATCTTCCACCAGCGGCGAGTCACCGTCGGCCACGTGAAGCGCTTCTTCCTCGGCTTGCCGTTCTCGTCGAGGACAACTTGCTCGATGACCGGCAGCGACGGCTGCTCGACCGGCTGCGCCGTGATGATACGCAGGACTTGGGGGTCCTTATTCCGGCGAGCTCGCGAGCCCTTCGGCTTCGGCGCGGGGCCACGACCAGCCATAACCACCCCCGCCTATCCGCAGAATACCAACGAATTATCCGTTACAATAGGAGACGTGAGGACATGCGAACACTGCTCGGCTCCGCTCAGACACTGGGCGCGCGCCGACGCGCGCTTTTGCTCGACCCGATGCCGAGTCGCTCACCACCGCGCCGCACAGACGCATGCCCCGCGAGCGCTACCCGCCGAGCTCATTAACCGCCCCCGATGGGTTAATCACCTCAACAAGCGCCCTGTGTGCTCGCGCACCGGGCGTTGGGCTTCAGTTACTGACCCGAGCACGTGGAGCACTCATGCGGCCGCAAGCGCGACTGGCGCTCCCCTGGGGTTCGTCCTCGGGGACGGCATCGGCTGTATCGACCTCGACGGGTGCCTCGATGAGCATGGCATCCCCAACGAGGCCGCTCGCGTTCTTCTCGCGTACTACGAAGGCTCCTACGTTGAGGTCTCGCCGTCTGGGCGTGGGCTGCACATCTGGGGGACGGCCGTCCCTCAGCGTGGCTTCAAGCGTATGTGGCGTGGGCAGCGGATCGAGTTCTATTCGCAGGGGCGATACATCACCGTCACGGAGAATGTGTACCAGGACGGCAGCCTGGCACCCCTCTAAATTCACCTACGCCCTCACCCCGCCACCCGGCGTTTGCGTTGCTAGTTCAACGCTTGTGGGTAGTTGTAATTTCCCCAGACT